GCAAATGGCCTATAAATCTTCCAATACTGCCCCTCATACAGATAACCAAACGTAAGTTCATTCTCTGGAATAGGAAACTTACTCTTGTTTAGATAGACAGATTTGATTGCATATACATTATTATCTCTAAGATCTTGTATGTCCTGATGATACTGATTCCAATAAGCTAATTCTTCTTTAGTGAACTTCCTAGTTTTCACTTGAATAAGAGAATAACGTTTCTCCATTTCAGGTTGTTTGTAAGCAGATACTATTTGCTTATACAGTTGTCCACTTGCTCCATTAGATATACCTAGACCAAAATCTCTATCTATCATTCTAAGTACATCATCAAATGATGTTAGATTAAATAGCATCTTGACAAACTGAAAACAGTTTCCTCTCTTATTAGTGTCAGCAAAGTCTATAAATGATATAAACCCACGTTTATTACCTATTATAAAAGAGGGATTGTCTTCTTTTCTAAATGGAGAAAGAGTTACAACATTAAGTTTAAATGGATGTGGCATGTAATATCTGAATATATCATACTCACTAATCTTGCTTAATATAGTTTCTGGTATGAGTTCTTCTCTTTTCTTTCCTTTTATCATACACTAATAAATTAATTAAAAGAGCCCCACTTTCGTGAGGCCCTTTCTTTTGGAGGGGGAACTATTAATAACTTCCATCATCATCAGCAATAACCTTGTCTGATTCAACTAAGTTATCACTTGGATCATATTCTTTAAGATCTTTTAATACATAAAAGTCTGGACAACCATATTCACCTGTAACATCTTTAATAAAACGTTCGTGAGGTTTAAGATCTTTAGGCTTCTTATCTTTAATACTTTTAAGAATTGCTGGATTACTATAATCTGTCAATCTAAAATGTTTAATGTGATAGGGAGGTAAGAAAGCTTTGTTAAACACACCTTGATAAGACTTAGGACCATCTTCTTTCTCTACAGTTTTAATTGTAGCTAAAGCAACGACATTAGTTGTTAGTTCACCACCAATCAAGTCTCTAAGGTCTTTAACATTACCTTTCATTAACTTCTTCCATTCTAATTGTAATGTAGATTCAGCATCTTTAAGATCAAGACCACCTAACCATGAACGTAAGAACTTAAATAAATTCTCTTCACCTTCAAATGCTACACGATAATCCCTACTAGAAAACCAATCAGGAATATCATTAGGATCTTCAGCCCAAGTACATTGACCTACACTATTGATATATTGTTTCTTAAGACCATCTTTACTCACCTTCTCTTTATTCTCTAAGAAGAATACCAATTTAAACTTCTCTTGGTTTTTGATTTCTTCTAACCAAATATCTATTCTAAGAGATTGATTATCATCTTTACTCTTTCCTAGATATTCAGTTTGCTTAGAGTCTTCTTTCAATTCCATATTTAATATGTCTTTGAATTCCTCTACACTAGGATTAATTGCTACTACTGTTGCTTCAAATAGTCCTACGAATTTCTTAAACTCCGTAACTTCTAATTTTTCCCTTTTTTTACCACCAATACTGCTCATAGTTTTGCTTTTTATTTATAATAATTATCTACTGAATTTACCACTTCCTGTAAGTTGTTTGGAATTAAAATCTTTTCAAACATACCATCAGGACTCTTGGCTGGGTATTTCTTAAATCTATTGGTTACAAAGTTGTATGTTGCTGCACCATCTTTTCCCTCATCAACATGAGTGTAAAGACATACAGTGAATAAACCTTCTAACACAATTTGGTTGTCAATTAATTTACCTGCTGTTTTAATCTTATATCCTATAATCTCTCCACCATCTTCAATAGTTTCAGGATGAGTAAAATAGAACACTTTGATATCATCACGCAGTTTTCTAGCTGTCTTAAATAATTCAACCATCTCTTTAGCCATTATACTAAACTTCTCAAAGCCCTTGATAGAGATTTGATCCAATAGTGTAAAGCCCATTAAGTAGTTTGAATCTTCGATAATGATGTTCTTAATGTGTGGTGCGTTTTTAGAAATCTTTAAAAGTTGATCTATAATAAGATCNGCTCTATCTATTTCCTTGTAATTCTTAGCGTCATCATTATATAGCTTTTCAGAGCCTCTGAATGGAAGCTCTTTCTTTGCTACATTAATGATGTAGGTTTCTTTTGGATCTAGGTGCTTGATTGATGTTGATTTGCCAGTCCCTGTTTGACCAACAATTCCGATTAATTTACTAGACATCTTGTTTGTTTAAAGTAAGAACAAAATCTTTTTTTAATGTTACTGTATATTTTTCTCCTGTAGAAAGTTTTACCACTTCTACAATTGCAAGTTCAAACTCATTAAATTCACAGAATTTATTTTCTAATTGTTCAAGAGTTAATGGTGAAATCAACTCTTCATTAACAAAATCTACGAATGCATAAAGTTCTTCTTTTACTGGTGTTGCTTTTACAACTGGTTTTCTTGTTGCCATTTTTTATTGTTTTTAGGTTTATAAATTTACGTCAATTTCTTCAGATTTCAAAATATTTATCTTCTTTTCTACAAGACTTGGATCTTTAACAACTCTGTCATAAAGCTCTTCTGCATTCTTCTTAATTCCTGTTCCAATGATGTAAACATCATTCACTCGAACAGAATACCAAGGTTCTTTGTTAAACTGTGTTTCTTCTACTAATTCAATTTTCATACGTATTTAATTTTTGTGTTATCAAAAAACTCAAGAGCACTCTTGAGCCATTTCTGTTCTACATCCTCTGTTGAGCATATGATGTCTATGTAGGCTTTCTTGTCTGGATTAGTATATTCCATAGCCATACATCTATTAATCTTTTGTGCTAGGTTTTCACCATTGCTATCAAAATAATTAATTATCACTCTATTGAGAGGTTTATATGTTACTCCTGTGTTACCTATTCTAACAACAGCTAAATGGTTTCCTTCTCCTTTAGCAAAAGCTTCAAAGGTTTCTTTTTCTCCAGCTTTGCTATGATAGACAGGAATTCCAAGACCATCTGCTATTTTAGTTACACCACAGAACACAAGAATCCTTTCATTCTTATATTTAGACAATAGAGCTCTTGTCTTATTCAGCTTAGCTATGCTATTCTGTATAATCCTCATTCTAGCTAAACGTAAGAACATTGTGGGTTTATCTTGTCTTTGTAATTGATCAATCACCCATCCATAACTATCAAATTGTTTCTTCTCTGTTCTTTTCTTACCCTTATAATCATTAATGATTATATTATCTAAAGGCACTTTGACAATATTGATTTCATAATCTGTAATTACACCTTCTTCAATAGCTTGTTCTATTGTATATGTAGCTAAAACATACATATCTAGTTCTTCATTCAGGGTTTTCTCTGTGTGCTTAGAGAGCGTTCCTGTAAGACCAAGCATATCTACGTATTGCAGCTCCTTTACAGCCTCTATTTGTGCTTCAGAGAGCAAATGTATCTCATCTAATATCACTAGGTCATAACACTCATCTAAATGCTTTTTAATAGATAGATGTGTTGTATATGTAATGTTTTTGTTCTTATATTTCCTGGTCTTAAAGTCTGTTTCCCAAGAGTCTTTAATCTTAAGATCTGGATAGGCTATTAATATGTTGATGTTCTTTGGTAATTGCTCTAATATATTTATTGTTGTGTATATTTTGCCAAATCTAGGACATAGGTTTAGTATACCAAACTTCCCATGTTTAAGCCATACATCAGCAAACTCTTTCTGTCTCTGGTCTCTAATTGTTAAAACCTTTGCCATAAGATATAATTGTTGTAAATGACCAAAATAACCATTCTACATTAATAGCTACATATTCATCATTATCATTTAAGCTATTCATTATACTAATTGTTGGTAATACAACAAATTGCCACCACGATTCTGTTTTGCTGGGTAGGGTGTTATACGTTTTACTTACTATATTCATTTCTTTAAAAAATAGGTTTTATTAATAATTGATTCATAAATAGTGTCTGTCATGTCTGACTTTCTAGGTAGTTCTTTAAACATACCTATCTGGCCAAGGAAACCAAGACCAACTCTCATATCATCTTCACCATAGCTATTTTTAATTAGCCTTAGGCTTCTAAAATACTTTGCACCCATTGGATCTTTAAGCTTTTCAAGATTGTAGCCTGAGAAATCTGCCACTTTATATCGCATAGGGTCAAATAGTGCTAATACAACATCAGCATCATCTTGTGTTTGTGAACTGTCTTTAAAATCTTCTAGTTGTGGTTCAACATCTCCATTCTTCAGTCTCATAAAATTGCTAATATCCCTATTAAACTGACTAACTACAACAGGACTATATCCATAGAAATCTCTAGCATATCTGAGTTCATCACTCATCTTATCAATAGCTTGTTTCTTTGTAGGCTGGTCTTTAGTTGTTTTCAATAGACCAATGTGATCAATAATGACAATAGTTATTTCATTATCATCATTAGGGATGTATTTCTTGTTATATTCATCTGCTTGAATAATCTTTCCACGTTCTAATGCATAAGCTTTTAACTCTTTGGCTATTCCTACAGGATTCTCTGGTCCATCAATGATTGTTATCACTTCTTTCATTCTTTCCATGTAGTCTTCATACATTAAGAATATATCATGTTCATCTTTGGTCATTTTTTCAGTCCAACCTAATAGCTTATTCACAGAGATGATTATTCCATGATCAATAAAGATCTTTCTAGAAATCCATTTGGCCATTTTGTAGGTCTTACTTCTCTCCATAGACCTATACCATATCTTGAGCTTTATGTCTGTTTTATTAGCTTTAGATATATACCAATCAAATGGATTAAGAACATAAGCATCATCAATGAAACTTGTCTTACCAGAGCCTGTCAATCCACCCACTAATGTGTAAATACCTTTTCTGATACCAATATACTTATTGAGTCTGTTAAACCCCATAGGTACACCAGTGTTTCTACCATCAAGGCCTTTTTGTACTTCTCTTTTAAGATCTTCAAAACTCATAACTTTTCTATTTCTTGTCTAAGCTCTAATAAATATAATAAAGTTTCTTTTCTTGTACCAACTTTTAGAGTTAATTCATCGTCATCACAAATTGCTGTATGAAAATATGCTGCATTTATTTTTGTTATAATAGCTTTTTTAGTAAGATTGTGTCTTTCTTTTATACTAACTTGATGATTATTAGTTGAATAAAATGTATTATATAAATTAATTGCTTTTTCTTTAGTTGTCATATGGATTGTTTTAAATATCTGTTCCTCCTGTTGTTGTGGGTTCTTCAACCACTGTTTTACCTTCTCTAATGAGTTCAACAAATGCTTCAAACGTTTTCTGAGTTAAATAAGTTGATGTACCCTGCATATATGTTAGTTTATTAATTCCTGTTTTAACAGAGTTTTCTTTCTTTTGTAACACTTCATATTCCAATGCAGCAATCAACTCATCTATTGTATATTCACCTTCAGAAAGAATATTGTTAAGTTTAGCTAGACAATCGTCTTTACCCACTTTTAATGTTCTAGTTCCTGTAAAACTTTTTCCTTTGTGTGTGAATATATCTGTACCTGGATAGGCTTTCCACCATCTGTCAAACTCAACAGAGCTTTCTTTCTTAACTAATATTGTAGCAGTTTTAGCTTTAGATTCCATAAATTCTAACAAAGCTTTACCNCTTTCTGTAAGTTTGTAATCAGTTGATACAAGTCCTTTTCTATAGATTGATTGACATATAGCTTCTAGTCTAGGGGTAGAATCGCATAGCTTCTGAACATCATATCCTTCTTTAATACCTTTAAGAAGAAACACTTGATCTAATGTATACCCCTCAGTGATGAGGGCTTCAAAATGGTAAGGTGTTACTTTTATATTCATGTGTTTGCGTTAATATGCTTTCTTTATCAACAACTATTATTTTAGCAGGAAGCCTCTCAAACTCTTGCTCCATAAGGATTTGAGCCTCTTGCAAATATATGAAATCCTTTTGAGATTCTCTTTCAAAATCTTCTTCTGTCATTTTATATTAGTTAAGGTATAGGCGTTAATAATAATATTTTTATCTATATTACTATATTCTCCTCTAAGTTTAAGTCTTTCTAATATAGCTTCTGTTTGAGCTTGTACATGTAATTGAGCAAACTCTATCATTGCTTCTTTACAATCTGAGAAGTTAATAACTACTTCTCCTTCTGTATCAGAATGAGCTACAAACCATGTAGCAAATCCTCTATCATTTATGTGTTCTTCTGCTGTATGTATATTCATAACTATTGTTTTACTTTTAAGAATGTTTTACCATCTTTTTTATAGGTTACAGGTGTTTGATTTCTTAATGATTCGGTCTTACAACTCATTTTGTGCCCATCTATCATACTACACATAGAACACTTTGTTATAATCTCGATATTCTCTTTTGGTTGGTTAATGGATTCAATAAAAGTATCCCACTTCCATTTGCTTTCTGTTGGGCCAAAAGACTCATTAGATTCTTCATTGAAATGAATACCCGCTTCGTAAGCCTTTCTTAAATCAGCTTCACTATATCCACCTTTAGATTGTGCTGCTTTATAACCTGCAATCCACCAATTTTTATTATCATCAGCACCAATAGTAGAATGTTTAAAATCTCCATCGGGGTTACCATTAGTTAGATAATTCATCATAACTTTATGTGCTAAAGATTCTATACTTTCTTCCACTTCCTCTATATAAGGTATGTTAGGTAGGGATAGACTAGGGGATTGACCACATACTTTCCAAAAATTATTTCTAGATGATTGTATATCTAATTGTGCTTCTTCAGAAAAAGAAAATAGGTCATCTATATCGTCTTTTTCTGATATAAGATTAACTATTCCCGCAACTTTTATTTGTACACTATAAGCCCAATCACTTACTTTTATTTTAGCTTCCTTATCCACATACAACCATCCTTCTTGATATTTAATTGGTGTTAGTTTCATGTTTTTTAGGTTTAATTGGCCAATAATACTCACAACTAAATTCTCCATCATTTATAAATGGAGGCTGAACAAAATAGCTTTGACCATATGGTGTTGGATAAGCCATAAATCTCCAACAAGAATGTTTCTTAGGGCAATCTATTCCCTTACACATAGTTATATCCATGTTAAATTTCTTTTTTAATGTATTTAATAATATTTTCTAATATCTCTAATGTTAAAGAAGACTTCAATAGATTTGCTTGTCTAGATATAACTCTAACATTTCCAGGTATATAACCTTTTGTGTTATCAACTCTATCCAAAGACATGGCATTTGGTAAATAACCATCTCCTTTTGTCAAAGGCATTCCTAAAATAGGACAAACTTCTGGTATGATTATATCTTCTTTAACAATAGTAAACTCAGCACTATTTTGACGTGACCTTGTTCTAGCAACATACCATAAATAGTGTTGAGGATCGTTGGTAAACTTGACCTTTCTAGAACTTTGATACCAATCTTTGTTTTGGTCTGAGCGTTTTTCCTTGTTTTTCTTTCTGTATTCTACATCATACAGCTTCTTTTTTTCTTTAGCATCCATAATTATATATTTAGGATGTAAAGTTAAAACAATAATGTCAGAAAACCAAATTTTTCAGGCACTATTTTGAAATATCAGGCATGTTGTTTATGTTTATTAATAATAATACGCATTGTTCTGTGTGTATCTTCTAACATCACATACACTTTTGAACTATTGCTAAAATTGTAATATTTCACTACACCATTTTCTATAACCTCCACCTGAGTTACTAATGTAGTGTTTAATATGTTTTCTGATGGTAGAGGATTTTTTATATCTTTTGTTGTCATAATTGATATGTATGATATAATATAAATGCTAATAGAAAAACTATTACTGTAAGTCCTGTTATAAACAAAATAACCTCAGCTAATGTAGGCTGAGGTTCACGTTCTTCATTCATGAGTTAGTCTTTTATTCGTAAACCAAATTGTAAATCAAACCAGCTAAATGTTTGTTCAGCTCTTGTCTTATTACATTTAAATACTTTTTTTAATAATGGTATAGCATAGGCCTTAAATTCATCATGTTGAGCTTGTGTCATAGTCCATTTGCTATACCATTCATTAGTCTTATAAGCTTCAGCTATTGTCTTACCAATCATTTCTAATTGATAATCAATTAAATGATCAGCTATATTTTCACGATTTATCTTTGCCATGATGTATATCAATAACTTTATCTAATAATAATGTTAATGCATTAATATGCTTTTTAAGATCTGCAATTTGTTGATCTTTTAATACAACCATTTCTTCAAGAGTGGCTATTATTTTATTATTTATTTCGTCCATATCTTCTAATTGGTTGAATTTGTCTAAAACGCTGAATTCTTATTGGTGCAAAACGATATCCATAAGGATAGTAGTATTCATAATACATTTCATACTGTGTTCCACGTGGAACTTCTGGTCCACAACTTGTTAAAAACAAGATGGTGGCAATTAATAATAATTTATTCATTGGTCTTAATTAATTTATTAATCATCTCTTCAATCTTAAACTCAATAGCTAGTTCTAATCCTTTATTTTTCCAATCAGCTTTGAAATAGAACCTAGCCATCCCAAACTTTAATTTGATTTGGTGTAATTCAAATCCTGGAATAGTGATTAAATCTTGCATCACCTCATCTAAGTACTCTGTTACTATAGGAATATCAAATTCTAATCCATACCATCCTTCTGGAATGTATTGTTTATACTTCTCGTTAAACTCTTTTGTTGTCATATTAAACTTTTTTAGGTGGGTTATCTAATTCCCAATGGTTTGTTTATTTAGCATCTTTAAATTTTTACTGGTTTAAATTTTACATACCCTTGATAGTAGTTCATATTTAAGGAATATTCTAACTCTTTAGATGTTTGTCTCCTATTTCTACCCTCATCACATTTTAAATAGACTATCTTATCCTTAACTTTAATTACAGTCCATTCATCCCCCATATAATCTAATAGCTTATCGCCTTTATTGAATGTCATTGTTTTGTTTTAGTTCTTTTGTTTTTTATTTGGTTAAGTTTTGGTTATACCATTTAATAAATTCAACTACTGATTCATAAACTTTATCAATACCTTCTGCATCACCAAGCCTATCATACATGATATTAAAAATTATAATACTTTTTTCGTAATCTCCCCAAAGTTTTTCTTCTTTGGCTATCTTAATATAAACAGGCATCAACCAATCCCATGAAGAATGATATTTAATTGAAGCACTTGATAAATTCCTAAACATATCAGGGCTACTATCTTTAGGATAATAAAACATTACCCCGTCTTGCTCTTTTGTTTTAGAATATGCTTGAGATACTTCTGCTCCCATAAACTTAGCAATCAGCTTATTACCTTCTAGTATTTCTTCTTTACTCATTGTTTTGTTTTTAGTTCTTGAAATGTCACTTATTTACGTAAAAAGGTGACAAATAGCACACTACCCATTATTAGATAGTGTGCTTTGATTGGTTAATCTTCTACTGTCAACTCTGCAATCCATTTGTCAATTAAATGTTGTTGTGCAGCTTTTCTACCCCATTTAAGTTCACGCAATAAAACATCAAGTGGGTGTGCTGATGGTGCATCAAGTGGACTAACATTTTTTTGTTCAGCTTCTTTCTCATTAATATCAACTAATCTATTAAGTATCTCGGCATAAGTTCTCATTGCTTTTAGTTGGATAAGCAAAAATCCTCTCTGCTCTCTATCAATTGTGTTCCATCCTTCTGATTCAGCGAATTTTTCTAACTTAGAAATCTTCTCATCCAGTTCTGTTTCTTCTTGTAGTAGTCTTTCAATAAATGTACTCATGTGTTTTGTTATTCAGATACTCCTGTCTACGGTTTTGTTTTTAGTTGGTAAAGTTTATTCATCAATTCTTGTGCATTAATATCATTACCATAATGATAACGTTCTTCTCTCACCCACTTCTCTAATTCTTCCAAGTGGTTGTTAGCTTTGTAGCCACTAATAAAACCTTGTTTTAGGCAATGCTTATCTTCTTTACTAATAGCATTTATTGTAGCATACTCCTCTGCCATCTTCTCTATGGATGGGGAAGGATTCAAAGTAGTATGGTCTGTTGCTATTGGATTAGATGATTCGGGTAGTAAAGAGAATTTTTTAAATTCTTTATGTTGCCATTCTTCAAATCCACACCATTTGCATTTAGTAGCTGATGATGTAAAATTTGATGCTTCAAAAGCAGTACAAGGTGCTTGTGTCATTTTATTATTGGTTTTTATTTTAAATAAGGAGCATTTTCTTTAATGTACTGTGCTGCTTCATTTGAGCCTCTTTTAAACTCTGTTTGTTCAGGTGTAGAACCATCATAAGCTGCTCCTGTTGATAATGTTCCTTCTACAAGTTCTGCTCCTGTTTGGTCTACAATAATCTTCGCATGAGGGTGTTTGTGCTTTCTTAGAAAGTTCACTAAAGGTTCTGCTGCTGCAATAAATTCTTGATTAATTTCCATGTCCTTTGTTATTCAGATTGTACCCTGTCTACGGTTTTAATGTTTTTAAATATTTTGCTACTACATAAGCCTGATTACTCCCTTCTTCTGATAGTTTTTCATAATGGGCAATAGCTATATCCAATGAGTTGTTAACTTTGTAGCCTTCTTCCTTCCCTTTTATTAATCCTAATTCATAACTATAAATGTCTACCCATTGACTTATCTCTTTATCGAATGTTAGTTTAGATATTTTATCTTCCTTCTTTATGGATGGGGAAGGTTGTTCTTCTAATTCAATACCTGCATCTTTTAGGAATTGAATTGCTTGTTCTTTAGTTTTAATAGTACCCATGACAGTTTTTATAGCTTCTAATTGTTTATCAATTACTGTTCTGTCTGTTATAGTCCATCCTCTTTCTACTTCTTCTGTCTTTGGTTGTTGTAGTTTAGGGAAAGTACCATTACATATTCCACATTGACTTGTAAGTACATCAGGGTGATTAGGACATGGTTTTAATCCTTCTTTGAGTTCTTCTGTCTTTGGTTGAAGGGATTGGCGATATAATTCCATTAATTGTTTTGAATCAAGAACCTCGTATAATCCTTCTTCATTTCTACACTCCCATTTATAAGTGGAAAGATTAAACCAATACTTTTCCCCTAACCATATACCAAATCCTATTACTTCATCCTCTGAATACATCCTTGATTCTGATTTAGGTTGTTTATTCATTGCTTGATAATCTCTTTCGTCCATGTTATTATATTTTAGGTGTTTTAGGAAGGGATTGGATAGTAATAAATTCATCTTCAATATTACAACCCCAGCCATCTACTGCTGAAATGATTTTAATACCACTATCTGTAACTTGTATTACAGTTTTTAATCCTCTATCAAATTCTATTTCATACATTCTTTCACTTTCTGATTGAAGGGCTTGATTATGTAGTTTAACGATATGTTCTGCTTCTTCTTTTGCAATGCATCCACTACCTGCTATATAATATTCTTCTACTTCATCATACTTAATAGGTGTTTCAGGCTCAATCATTAAACACCAACACTTTTCTTGACCACATGGTGTTGTTTTCCATCTGGACTTCATTGAAAGTTCTTTAGCTTCTTTGTGTGTCATGTTGTTTGTTTTAAAATAAGGAAAGTTGATTTTTGTCAATATTGACTTTCTTTTTTCTACCCTCATATTGTATCTTATCAATGATTCTTTGAGCTCTTTCTATATAATATGTATAATTGATATTGTTAAGAGGATGATCTTGTGTTAAATGATTACACACTGTCATCACCCATTCTCCTGCTTCCACCTGACTAATATTAGCTGCATTAGAATCAGAATTCTCATTCTTAACCTTCAACAGTTTCTCTCCTGTTTTAGATATGTAATAACGAATTAGCTTATTGTACACTGTTTTACTAATATCTGTAAGTCCTTCATAATGGAAATCCTTACTAGCTTTCTGTCTTAACGCAAAGTCATATATATTAGTATGATTGGTAATAGTGTCAGCAATAGGAATATTGTTAACATAATACTGCTCAAGAGCCATAGGCACAATCCTAGCAGATTTATTTTTATGTAGTTCAAAATCTGTGAGAAAATCACCTTTTTTTTTAACATCTCCATTAGTTTTAATAGCTAGATAATCATTAACTGTTGAGAATGTAATCTTTTGATAGTCTGTGCGTTCTAGCTCATATTTAGTAATATCCATCCACCACGTATTGATGGCTTTCATTATTTCTAATTGCTCTTTTTTCACCATTATAGTGACACCGTCTGTATTAGCTGAAATAACATGAATTCCACGTAGTTCATATTGTTCTATTAACATTAAAAGACTCAATTCACCTGTAATAGTGGTAAACATGGTAAGCCTTCTGTCATAAATCCAATTCTGCATATCAGAACTCTTACCATATACAGAGTTTACAGCAAGTTTAAGAGCACCAACAATACCTGCTATCTTCTTATCTTTCTTAGCTAAAGGCTTAAGTTCCAATCTCTTATCAAACATTGTCTTATATCCTCTTAAGAATTCTTTTCCTAAATGTGCAGGATATTGTTCATTGTTAATAATAATAGCTGGATAGTATGCTTAATCTATAATCTTTCAACTATAGCTGGACTATATCATCATTTAACTATTAATTCTTTTTTCCAGACAAACCCATACATAGAAGGTTTGTGATCTGAACAAACTGAGTATATTTGCTGCCATTTATAAGAAGGATTTTGTTCTGTAATTTCTTTTACAGAATTCCATCTTTTTATAAATTTTCCATCTTTACTATACTGATCAATGTAATATTTTACTTTAGCTTCTGAAACTTTTTTTGCCATTTCTTTAGTAGCTTCTGGATTATCTTTCCAATGAGTATGACTAGATTTTAGTCTTTCTTTTGGATCAGAAAATCTTTTAATTTGAGCCTCACTAAGTTTTTTTCTTGTTTCTGTAGAAACAATACAACCTGTTTCAGAATCTTCTCTAAAATTATATCCTTTACTTCTATCAGTACACTTGTAGATTTTTTGCCAATATAGTTCTTGTTCTTTTAATTGGTCAATTGATACATATTCTAATACAAAGTATTCAAAATTTTCTCTTTCATATTTATGCCAAGCATTTATAAGATGATCATTTTCTTCTTTTCTGTTTTTTTTATTCAGATTATTGATATGTTGTCTGATCCTTCTATAAACACATACAGCTTTTCCTATGTAAACTTTATTATTTACTTTGTTTCTTATACAATATATACCACTTCGGTTTAAGTCTTGTTTTCTATCTAATTTCATGTTACAAATATATGTAATTACATGGATAGAACCAAGGCACTTAAATTAATTAATAGTTAAAGTTCCCTGTTTAGTCTCTGAACCTTGATCTATTTCACTATAGACCCTTGGCTGCGGATTGTCCAATCTTAATCTTTTTTACCATACCTGAGTAATTATTTCAGCCACTATATGTATTTCTACTGTAATTTGGTAGATTAAGCTCTAAGGAGGTTCCCGTCAATTTAAGGAATTTTAGTTTCGCCATATTGTTAACGAAACATCCCAATCAATAATAAATGTATCCTCACTAGCTTCAAACACTTTAGGTTTATTTTCTGTATGAAGACCACCTTTTGCAAATGTGTATACATTATTATAGAAATGTAAACTCTCTTTGAAATCATCTTGTATTGTAAGATTCATTCTTCTAATCTTCTTTAAGAACTGCTGTAACTCATCTGTTATAAACTCTACATATGGTGCAATACATTCTTTTACACTGATTTTCTTTCTGAATGTACCTTTTTTTGGTAGAGCAGTGTATTGTATGTTCTTTTCCTGGCAATAAAACTTCTTAATCATTTCATCCCCTATTTTACTATCTGAATAGTTCAAACAAGGAATACCAAACTCTTCTTGTATATCCTGTCTAAGAGCTATTTGGTTATTGCCCTTATACAGAGGATGATTAGTTTCACCAATAGTCACCTTATAAAACTCATAAGTAGCCATAACATCATTGTGACAATAGTTGATAGTAGTTTCTATGTCTTCTTTGGACATATCAATCTTTTCATGATGAATAGGCATCTCTTCAATGTTCTCAAGATCCATTTCAAACTCCAATCTCTTTAAGCTAACACGTCTATTCTTATTATCATAGTGATTCACTCTAAATAAGTCTATTTGTTTTAGACTAAGAGCTTCTTCTCTATATTCAGGAAATACATCATAATTAGCATCATGAATGGTATCAGAGGCTTTTAATGCTATTTTAGCACATATCTCTAATCCACTCAATGTTTGCCAATCTTCATAGTTTCTAATAATATATTCAACCACTTGACTATCAAAGCGTAGATTGTTATATCCTACCCAATAATAGTCTTCATGTTGTTCTGTAAATCTAATGAAAGGATCTAATTGATTATTCCATTTACTTACAGCAAATTCATATGTAACATCTGTTTGTGGATTATAAATAACAACAAGGAACAGCTCCTTTAATGTTTCTATATCATATATAAGTACATTCATTTTCTAAATGCTTTAGGAACTTTAGCACCCATTTCATTATAAAAATATCTTTTGTCATTTGTAGGACATTTTCTATATGCATACATATTTGTAGCACAACTGGCTAATCCACTAATTAATAAAATTGCTAATAACTGTTTCATAATTGTTTAATTTAGGTCTCAGGATGGGATTTGAACCCACACACTCTTTAATACAATTAAAGGCTCTACCAATTGAGCTACCTGAGACTGTTGTGGAGCTGAGGGGATTCGAACCCCTGTCTCCGTAAGTAATCATAATACCATTCTTACATGCTTAGTCAGCTTATAGCCTGACAACTTTGTACTATTAGTCAGCTTATAAGCTTACTAATTGCACCGTATTGGGGTCGTACGGTTAAGTACAACACTGCCACCACTTGGTTTTATGACTACCAAGAAAACATTTTGTAGTATTGGCATACTACTGTGTAAGCTCTAAAATCACGAGCCAAAATTCGTCTAGTCTTCACACATTGTAACTTTCTGTTGCCAAGTTGTTACCACTCCGTTAGGTTATGCAGCAACTGCTACACGACCAGCAAAAAGAGAAGCAATGATTGCTCCACCTTCTGCAACACGCTCAGATTTAGTCTTTGCGGTTATTGTTTAGAGGTTGTTTGACTCCTCCTAGTCTTGCATGTGATACTACCATTCTCATACGGATCAATTACCAATAACAGCCCCATATGTAAAGGGGGAAATAAATCCCCCTTTTGTTATTTCTTCTTCCTTGTTTTCTTTGCAGATTTCTTTTCTAAATGAATAGCAACTGCTTTTACAGCTTCTGTAAATATATCTCTAAATCTACCTTCTGCTTCATTAGATATTAAAAGTTCTGCAACCACAGAACTTAAAACATCATCATCGCCTTCTATTTTACATTTAATGTATTCACCATTTGATTTAACTACTAACTTCGTTATTAGATTCTTCATAATTATACATGTTTAAACCTAATGAATCTTTGTTTATATTCATTAGAAGGGGTGTAAAAATAATGATTATTTCTTAATGATAGCCTTTTCTTGGCCACCTTTTGCTGAGAATAATCTACCACCTTATTTAAGAACTTGTCTAATGCATCTTCTCCTGGTGTATAAGAGAGAACATTTCTAAATGGATAGTTTTTGGTTGAGTAAACTAGTGTGTAATGTGCCATTGTTTATTGGTTTTTATTTTAGAAAATCTATTTCTCCTGGAGTTCCTGTTAGTTTTTTATAGATTAATTGGGTTTTAGCAGCTTGTATTGCTGTTTTGTAAGCATTTAATGCTAAATCTCCTAACTTGATGTCATTTGTTTTATTGTACTGAGTCATAACCTTATCACCCATTTCACGTGTTACATCAATAACTTCTGTAATTGTAATTGTTTTTACTGTTTTAGTTGCCATTTGTTTGATTTTTAATTGTTCTTGTTAATAATAATTGTTTGTGTTTTAATTCTACAAGTTCTTGTGGTATATCTGAGGAAGTTAAATCAGAATTATCTGTTAAAATTTTACGTATATAC